TGTGCGGCCCACCGGGAATCCAACATCTCCACGGCAGCCCGGTCGAACTGATGATTCTCTGCGGCGTCGAGCATCTTCCTGAAGGTCCTGAAGATCGGCAACCCCATGTTGAAGAACATGTTCAACAGGACACGCTGTCGAGCCGGATTCAATGTACGTACCCATGGAAAGTGTTGCAGAAGTTCTTTCTGGGCTTCGGCAATGTCCAGATCCAACTGGAGATCGATGACCTGTGGGTGCAGACCTTTGGCTGTGAGATTGTGTCCCACCCCGATAGTCAGATTGCCTTCCAGCCGATCTCCCGGTTCCAATGGCCGACCAGTTTTGTCGTCATAGGCCCGTTGGCGAACGGCTTCGTCCCGGCGAAGCTGTGCCTTGAGCAGGCTGAGGAAGGTCATTTCTGGCTCCCGCCCATACCGATGAGGTATTGGATGGTTTCAATGAGGGCCATCACGACACCAGTTGTAATGGCCCCCGCCCCCACAGCAAGTCGCTTCGCGTTACCCTTGAATCCAGCAACAGCCAACTCATTGGCCCGAACACGACCGTTCTGTGCTTCAACGGCAGTTCGCAAACCTTTGATGGTTTCGTGCATCTGGATATGCATGTCCCGATGATCCTCTCGGAACTGCTTGAAGATGTCCCGGATTTCGGCCATCTCCTGACGAAGCTCATCACGAGTGACTGGCTCGCTCACGACGTCACCCCCGACCAGTACATGTAGGCTTGATAGAGAATGATGTCGTTAGACGCCGTGTCGGACTGGCCGGTAATCTGGAATGACACGCTGCCCGTCTCGGTATTGGCGCTACCTCCAGTTGTGTTGAACGTACCGCCAATAGACGCAATGTCTGTACTGGTGCCTGTAATCAGTTGGACACCAATGGACTGTGTGTTGATGGTCAGCCGCTTGATGCGACCCCGAATACAGAATGATTGATTCGAGGTGGTTGTTCCAGTCGGCGCAAGGATGTTGACGCCATTCCACTTGACCTTGACTGTCTTGGTATTGGCAGTTGCGGCGAACTTGCCCCATGCTTCAAAGAACAAGCATTGACCGTCTTCCTTCAACACATTGGCGGCTACGGTCAGGTCCCAGAGTAGTGTTTCAGTTACACCGGAGTTCTGAGTCTGCGATGCCAGCTTGTAGGCAACACCAGTGGGACCCATGATGAGTGGGCCAGAGGCTTGGCCCACCTTCGCCAGCGAATTGGTGATGGTCAGCGTGTCTGCGGTGACCGCACAGGCAATACCGTCGCCACTGACAACATCAAGGGTCTCAGCGCCAGAGGCTGTCGTAGTACCGTTGACGGCATTGTCAGCCTCGATGGTGCTGTAGCTGTTAATCGAGGCGCCCTGAATGGCGTCACACCAGACATTGGCCCACCGTTTGGTCGTTGAACCCAAGTCACGAGAACTGTCGGCATCGGGTTCGACGTTCAACGTGACCAGTGTACCTTCCATGGTGTCGCCGGTCTTGTTCAATGCATCATCGGCAAGGGCAGCAAAGTTCCCCTGAACTTCATCGGCATCCATGTCGGTGCCGGCCGTAATCGTATACGGAAGTGTAATGTCGGCCATAGCTTATCCTCGGGGTGGGGTGCCCAATGCGACCAGCCAATCGAGGGTGGCGAACATGCGCCGGGCAGGTGTACCGGTGCCCCATGGCACCATGCCAATGTAGTTGATGAGCAGATCGTATTCAGGTGGCGTCAGATCAACCGTGTGTTGCATGTCCTCCAGTAGCACACGATCTGTTTCATGTGTGTAGGGGACCTGCTTTCCACAATTGCATTCACGACTGATGGCTTCGAGCTTGTCCAACAGGGACATCTCGCGCTTCAGGATGGTCATGCCCTTCTGGGCGACCAGTCGGTTGCCGGCAATCAGCAACCCATGCAGGCAGACTTCGAATCGAATCTGATCCTGCTCGTTGTTGGCATCGAACGTCAGGGTGTACATACTCGTGTGCAGGCGCGTGATCCTGCTCAGTCCTTGGTGCAGAAGATGACGGTGTAGAATGGCGGCAGTCCAACATCAGGTCCATCGGAGGTGCCATCAATGGCATGCACATGGTCGCCTTCATTGGCATTGCCTGTCGTATGGCCATGGCCGCCGTCGTTTGTGATCGTGATGGTGTGCTGGTGATTCGCATCTGAGAGGCTGACCATGACATCCTGCGTGGGACTGACTTCGTCGCCAAAGGTGTCCGTGGCCACTCCGACATCCTCGAATCCGGTACTAGTTGTATGGTCGTGCTCGCCATCCGTACCACCTGTGGTGGTGTGGGTGTGGGTGCCACCACCCGGATCGGTGTTGAAGCCAATCGTGTGGGTGTGGGCGGCACTGCCACCCGTGGCGCCCGAAGTACCACCGCCGTAGAGGAACTTCTGGTAAAGGGCTTCTCCACTACCGCTGACACGGGTCCAGCCCGTGGGACACGCCACACCAAAGAAAGCCACGATGGCAATACCGCCTGTGGGAAAGATGCCATCGCTGATGCTGACCCACGCACCATCACCCCGCAGAAACGTCGTGGATGATGGTGTGCCGGTACCGAGATTGGCCACGGGAACGATGTTCGATCCCCATGTCAAGTTGTCGGCCGTCAGATTTGTCAAAGCCGATCCATCAAGGGCCGGCAACGGATCAGGCAACTGGGCGGTCGCCAGCACGCCAGTCAACAGGCTGGTACTGACTGGCGCGGGATCGCCATCCGGAGTGATGAGTTCAGTCAGTTGAACCGGTGTCGGTTCCAAACTGATGCGCAGTCGCGCATGTGTCGGTTCTGAGGCTCGCAACAGAATGAGTTGTCGCTGCCATGGCGCCGCCGTCGATGAGGCATCATGGTAAATGACCGCCTTGTTCGTCTGGCACACCACCTCATACCGGAACATGTCCGGATTCTCCGGGTTGAGGATGCTCAAACCAACTTCCGTATCGGTATCGGCAGCTTCGAAAGCGACCGTCACGTATTCCCACTTGGCATAAGGAATACGCGAATCATCCTTATGCGTCTCGTGCGCAGGAATCTCTCCGAGGAGTGGTTCTGGTGTCATCCCAGTTTGTCGTCACTTTCCACGATACGCATGCCCGTCTTGAGCAACTGAATCTGTTCGTCTGCCAACGGACTACGGAACCGCAGACTGAAGGACGTACCGTGACGGGCCGTGCGGATGCGGTCGTAGGTGGCGCTGGAGTCGTTCCAGAGGGTGCCATCACCCCATTCCGACCCGTCGTTCCACAAACTGCCACTTCCGGTCACCGTTGCCAGACGGTAGGTCTGCAGCGGAAACTCCCGGTTGTTCGTGCGAATGTCCACATAGAGGCTGCCTGCGTGCAATAGACCCAAGAGGTAGACAAACTCGACACGCTTCCGAGTGAATGTATTGCCGAAATCCAGCCATGCGGTATCGAACTGCCAATCCGGTCCACCAACGATGACGGTATACGTCATGGTGGTGTCCAAACCTCCAACGGCCGAATCCAATTGCAGTACCGTTGATGTGTTCGAGGTGATTGTCGGTCGGATGTAGGGTGTGACATCGACACCCGTGCTGTCGAGAAGCGTGATCTTTCGTCCCATCAACCGATCAGACGCTGTGGCGTCCCATCGAAGTGTTCCGGGAAAGGTTGTGGCAATGGCGGTGATACTGGTTGTCCCCGGCGTGAAGGTGCCAAGGACAGCGCCACTGTTGACCCCGTCGTTGGTGGTTCGGTTCATCTGATAGATGTGGCCATAGTAGTCGCCAAGCATGACCCGTCCAATGCCCTTGGTGTCGTCAACAGTTGCCAACGATGAGGCATCAACCGGGTCCCACCGCTCCGATTCCCAGATCCGCAGAGAGGTGTTCCACACCATGATGCGGGTGTTCTGATTCTGGTAGGCATCCGGGACTGCGAAGTAGACCCGCTGAGTCGATGGCTCGTATGCCGAAACAATCCGATGGCGTTCACTGTGATTGATACCCTTCGGACTGATACTGGCGCTCAGAAACAACTGACCCAACAGGGCAGGGGCGACCAGTTGGCCACGTGGCAGCTGGATCGGACCCTGTGGACTCCACCAGTAGAGACCGTCATCAGCCTCGACAAGACTGCGAAAGCTCGTCAAGCCGTTGTTCCCGTCCATCCGGGAAATGATCCACGTGTTGGGTTCCACGCCATCGAGGACGTAGTACCCGTGCTCCTTGAAGATGAACAGGTAGCCCTGATAGCTTGCCAGCCCCATGATTCGTTCATTGCCGTCGTTGTCAACAGGATCAGTGGCTGCCGGATCAAAGGCTTCAGGCAGATTCAGCTTGCTCCAGTACAGGTCTGAGTCTGTTGCGACAAAGACACGACCACGATGCGTGCAGACATACTTGATGCCGGCCGGTGGCGGATCATTCTCGTTGGTGTTCGGGGCTTCGGTCACAAGATTCTCGTAGATCCCGTTGACCGTTGCTGTCGTGGTGACGTTGTCATCGACCGTGTCGATGAGGTAGAACCGCTTCGAGGTATTGATTTCGCGAATGTAGATGCGTCGCTGATCAACCTGTGAATCCGGGGAGACCGGAATGTTGGCGATGTTCAGCTGCTTGTTTTCGCAAAGGACAGTCGATGCTGACGTATCCGAGGCCGACGATTCGTGACCGGTCGTCGTGTTCCGATACGTAATGCGGATCTCGAACTCACCATCCAAGTCACCAGCAGTGCCCGCATTGCCGGAACAGCTGCCAATGATCGGCCGAACAATGCCCCAATTCTGCTTCGCCGATGTGATACCGGCTCTGGGGTCCAGCTTGAAAACATCCGTGCCATTGGCAGTGAAGCACAGGTTGTGCAAGACACAGAAATCCGGGGGCAGATACCCCGCCGTATAGGCAGTCGCACTGACCGTAGACAGCGCAAACGTCGGATCATAGGATTCCAACCGGCCATTGTCACAAGCTATCAAGTGATACTTGGACAGTGATCCCGTGGTCGTGTCGCGCTGTCGAAACTGGAACTGATGCAGGATCGCCGGATTTCCCGTGAATCCTGTCGCGTTGATGTTCTGGATGCCGTCTCGTTTGACCGGAATGACCCGGCCGGCATTCAGCGTGAACTTGTTGTTTCGGGCACGCGGTGTTGACGAGATCGCTGTTTGATCGACTGCACTTTCACCCGCGCTGCCCATTGGGTAGAGCGTGTCCTCTCCGACGATTACGCCAGAGTGCCACGAACCCAAATCAAGTTGCTTGACGTCGCCTGCTGCCATTAGCTTGAAGTGACGAAACGCGGCTTGTGACCGCTGACACCGTCCAGATCCCGTACGAACCTCGGTTGCGCACCGACAATCGTCTCATCCTGCTGTTCTGCCAGTTCCTTCCACAGGTCCATGTACCGTTTGGTCCACAGGGCCACATGCTTTTCAGACATTTCACTGTTGTACGTGGCCATGTCCAGCAGGGCGTCGTAGACCAGAATCTCGGAGAACGGAAACGGCACATCCGGAATGTCCGTATCATTCTCCATGGTGATCGGCTGCCGACAGAAGGCGTAGGTGTAGACCCGGCCAGCGGCCACCGGTTCCACAAACTCGATGGTCGGGTACTGTGCGAACAGCTGATCCTTGTTGAGATACAGCAGGACAGCGCCGCCCGGACCTTTGAGTGTGAGAATGCCGTCCCAATCTGCCGTTGCCGCCTTGGACAACTTGATGATCGATGCGATACTGATTGAGCTATTGGTCGGCGTGGTACTGTTCGAAGCATCCGTGGTCATCGTTGTGTTCTTGACGAGACCGGCATTGTTCAACACCACCATGTTGATCGTCTTGCTGGTGTCGGTTGTCTCCGTACTTTCCAGTGTACAGATACCTGCCGTACTGGGTTGCACGCCAACAGGCCAGTATCCTCCGAGAATGGCCGGAGGACTCCCACTGGTACTGGTTGTGGTGATGTTGACCGGATAGGTTTCCCAACCCCGATGCGGCAAGATGGTCACGAAGTCACTGGCCGTATTGTCCCAGACCCAGAGGAGCTTACCGACCTCTTGACGAAAGGTGTAGTGCCGAACGCCAGCGACTGTGGTGAAGGTTTCGTTCTGGTGCCAGCGCATGAACGGCCACGGTCGAGACATGCAAATCCGGCGATTCGAGGCCGCAATGGCATCGTTGACCAGATTGGTTGTGGTCGTCTGCGTGTTCTGGGCCTCATCCAGCAACCGCAGGATGCGGGTCCGAATGTCTGCACGAGTCAGCATACGGGTCGCTCCCTCTTGTGGGCGTCACACCGACGAAAACCATCGTGGGTGCGTACGGTCGCCGGAGCATTACAACCATCGTAGCCACAGGTGCCAAGGGATCGGCTGGCTGGATGTGGACGATGTCGTTGTGCGGCCTGTGGAGGTACAGGCGGCCGGCGTCGGAACCGTACATCACGGTAGACGAAGAACGCCAAGGCCGCCCATGTGGCGATGTCGAGTATCAGGTGTGTGTCCATCAGTTACCTGCTCCCATGAGGGGAAGAGTGACCGCAGATGTCGGCGCCGCAGCAGGTGTTTTGCCGCTGAAATCGCGGGCGCCATTCGTATTGGCAACGCCACCGTATCCGAGTTTCTTGGCCATTAGTGAATCACCACCAGATCACCACTGGACGGAGCCGCTGTGACCGCCGTGACCGTCGCCGTGCTGGTTGTCGCGTCCCATGCCGTGATGTCAGTCTGTTCACCCGTCCGTGCACCAGAGATGATGGTGACAAGCCGACCCACCAGCTGATCGGTGTTGTCCGATCCGGTAATGTCCGGCACCAGCGATGTCAGCGGGAACGACGTGGTCGAAGGCGAACCCGTCAGCTGGGCCGTGATGGTCCCGTCCATCAGAGCTTCCAACTTGTCCGCCGCATTGGTGTCGCCGCTGATCTGTGTGACATTGACACCAGCCGTCAGGGTGTCCAGATCGGTCTGCGCTGTGGCAATGTCCGTCTGGGTCTGACTGTGCTGGGTATCCTGTGCCGTATCGAGGGCATCGAGGGTCTGGATGGTGCCTGCTGCCGTATTGATGTTGCCCGTGACCGAACCGACGGACCCACTGAGATTTCCAGTGATGTTCATCGTCTGATCCGGAAGGTCGATGGCGGTCAGGTGATCGCCTGTGCCCCCGGCCTCGGTCAGGTTGGTGCCGTCGCCAATCCAATCACGCAGGGCTTCCTGTGCGTCCGTCGTGTTGGCGAACGAGCCAGCCCCGGACCCAAGGTTGGTGTTGATCGTCGTGATTTCCGCAGACAGGTCCGTGGCCAGTGCCGCGTCACCCCTGAGAATCAGGCGGACGAAGTTCAGCAACTCGGTGTAGGTTGGTGCGTCATAGGCCGCCAACCGGGCATCGATGTCTGCCGTGCTCAGATCGTTGAGGTTGGTCCCTGCCGTAAGGACACGGGTACCAACAGCCCACACATCCGCCGCCGAATGCGTCGAAAGTGTCGCGAGCGTCGCCGGATAGTCGTCCACCTGCAGTTCATTGGTGTCCGCGAGAATGTCCTTCACGGCCACACCCAGCGAATCCGCTGTGACGTGCGACGTCAGCGTCTCATCGATGATGGCGTCCACACCAGCCGCACTCAGCGCATAGCCGGTCTTGTCGCCCACCGAGGTAACCGTGCCAATGGTCGAGGCGGACTTGTTGTAGCCCGTACCGTCGTAATCGGCTTGGACATTGTCTGCCGCTGTCGTGTTACCCGAAATGGCAACAGCATCAGAAGACATCCGTCCACTGACCAGCGCGGCAGGCAGCCGACCCGGAATGTCTGCATCGTCCATCGTCTTGACACGTTCGTTGATAGAGCCGGCAGTCGGAGTTCCGGGGACTGCCGTATCGAGCGCGGAATCGACTTCGGCATTCACCTGTGCCGCTGACAGGTCATTGAAACTGGTCTTGCCCGTGGAATCCGTCGGAAGACCACCCGCAGCCCCAGCCGCTGCATTGGGCAGGGCCGTCATACCCATACGCACACTGTCAAACGGATCGTAGTCCACCAACTGGATGTAGCAGCCGACAATCACCATACCGGTGGCGGTACCGTGAACCAGCACGCCGTCCGCACCGGTGGCACACGCACCATCCGGCAGATCCAACCGGAAGTAGCCATTACCAATCTGTTCGACACCGCCATTGGTGTGTGCGGTTGTCAGGGCCGCAAGAGCCGCTTCAGTGATGTCAGTGTTGGCCTCACCCTCACGACGATACTTCAGGTCAATGCCGGTGGTCGAGTGATCGAACGCCGTCTCAGGTGTTCCGTCAGTACTGTCCACTGCTCGGCATACGACAGAAACGTCCGTCGTACCTTTCTTGATTTTGTACGTAATCATTTAACCTGCCTCGTATGCCATCATGAAAGGAAGAATCGTGGTTGGCCCACCGCCCTGTGTACCGGCGGGCATGTTCCAGTAGACCTGCCCGTAGTCGCCGTTGCCCGCCGAGGTCCACAGCATGTTGACAGTCGCGCCCGACGCCGCTTCGTAGGACCCGGCGCAACCCGCAGATCCTGCAGCCGTTTCCTTGCCGAACTCGGTCTGGCTCGCGTCTGCCGACTTCACCTTCGTCTCGTAGCCTTCCGTGTCGCACGCCATGTCGCCACTGGCCGAGGACACGTCCACGTTGTGGCTGTTGGTGAACCCGCTGGTCGTTCCTGAACCAGACACGGTGCCGTCGCTGCCGTTGAACCCGGTGCTGTGGGCGTTGATCTGCCGCGACACGCCGACCGTAATCACGACGTCGGAAGCCGCTGTCGGCGGCGAAGCGTAGAAGTCGGCGTAGGTGTCGGTATTGGCCTGCGTGATGTGGTCGATCCGGGTCATGTTGTTGCCGTCCCACGTCGCCACGCTGACCGTGCTCCGGTTCGCCACGCGGTACCCACAGATGCCGATGCGGTTAGTTCCGGCAGTCGTCTGGCTCGACAGCGTCAGCCCGGTGCTGAGTGCCTGCCCAGAAACGACCGCTTCGCCATCCTGAGCGACCGCCATTTATGTCGTGCCCCCTTCGAGCGTGAACCCAGTTCGAATAGGTAGTCCAAACACTTCCAGATCGACCCGCACGTCGCCGTTCTTGGCGAACGGGCCAATGTTCGGCTTGGACCACCGGAACTCGACATACATCACTTGATTGATGTCTTGGTGGCCCCCGAATGTCGCCGACCCAATCCGCTCCGGAGGACCGGGCGGACTCTGCGGAATGCGGTAGAACGTCACCTCTGCCACGCGTACAGTCGTAACATGTGTTCCTACCGGAAGATCAATGGCCGGAAGACCACGCTGTCCACGAACAACGGTCAGCACATTGCCATTGATTGCCGTTACCTGCCCAAGCTCGACGTCTCCGGCCGCCGTCTCGAACGCGATCTCGCTCGGCGCGAAGAACTGCGATCCGTCACCGATGGTAATCTGTGTGTCTGAGGCACCAGCAGCCACGGCAATGGTCGAGTAACCGGGCCACGTGACGCGGTTCAGTTCAAGGCGAACGTAGTCGAATCGCTTGAGCGCCGCAGTGTTGTCAATGGTCTGTGAATGCAGACCGACCGTGAAATCCTGCGGTGGAAGAGTCCGATTGATCGTTTTGGTTGGCGGCATGCGTTACTCAACGAAGTAGCTGATGTTGTAGACGACGGTTTCGGCCGCGCTGAAGGACATCTCCAGCAGTGTGGTGGCCGTGCACTTGAACAGGTAACTGGGGGCGGCTGTGTTTTCGACCGCACCACCCATTGCTCCAGACGGCGCCTTGAGGATGTGTGTCCGCAACGGGGTTCCAGCAGCACCATCCTTGAGGGTGATGGTGACGCCAGTACTTGAGACGGTGGTGTAGGAAATGCTGGTCACATAGATTGACCCAGCACCCGGAGCCGTGATGACTGTGAACGTCGCCGAGGCTGATCCGGTCTTCGAGAGAATGGTCTTGCCTGCTCCTGCAGCCACAGAGGCCACATCAACATCGCCAATGTCTACACCATCATTGGCTTGGGCAATGGTCTTGAGGTAGCCATTGGTATCGGTCTGCAGATTGTGCCGATCTAGGCCGTCGTCACCCTGCACCAGCACACCTGTGCCAAGCGCACCGTCCTCTGCAACAAATCCTGCGGCGATGTTTCCAGTGTCAGTATCGATGGACCCCAGTGAGGTGATCATCGTTGACTGATTGGCTGCCGTCGCCAGTGACAGGGCGTCCGCCGCAATGTTGACGTCCAGCCGATTGGTATTGATGGCCGTCGCCAGTTCGGTCAGTGCGGTATGGGTGACTGGTACCGAATCATCGGTGGCAATCGTGACCCGCTGTGTACCCGCGTCACGGACACCCGTCCCCATACTGATCGCCTGCCCGTTCATCTGGGTCAGCGATGTCACCGTCGAGACGGTGGTCAGCGATCCGGAGATCGGCTGAGTCGTCGTCCCTGTTGGATCGGTCCGAAGCGGATAGGCAGACGTCCCGCCTACCACTGCCCCCGTCGCTGACGGAAGGGCGATGCCAAAGAGACTCAGATTTTCAGGGGGTCCGTCGGTATCGAAGTCAGCCTGAACTTCGGTCTGGATAGGAATCGTAGCCGCTGAGGCATCTACGGCGTTGGTTGGATCGAGTTCGACCCAAAGGGCGCCACGGATGTTTGCACGGGGCGTAGTCCAATCACCGTCCAGCGATTCCTGCGTGGACAGGGTGTCATCACGCGGAATGAGCAGTGTCGGTGCGGTGGCCGGATCAGTGACCGGATCGTCCTGTGTGTAGGCAGCACCGCCGCCAACGCCTGCACTGTTCGAAGTGATGTCCACCTTCAGTTCGCGGTCGGCCGTCATGCCAAAGACGCCAACACGACCAGACGTGATGGTGGTCGGACTCGATTCGTACAGACCCATCGCCGGGGTGCCGAGATCGGACCCCGGTGTGAAACCGGCAGGGTCGTTGTCGATTTCGGACGTCCCGCCCGCTCCACCGAACGACGTAATCTGATTGCCGCTGCCGTCGAGAATACAGACGGCGAGACCGTCGTAGTTTCCGAGGTCTACGACATCAGGATGAAGGCCACCTTTGCCAATGGAGGTATAGCCTTTGACCAGATGGGCCATGGATACCTCCGCTTAGTTGTAGTACGTGACCTGAATGTAGCCGGTTCCGGTCTCACCAATGACTTTGAACGCCCTGATAGCCTCACCATGAATCACGAGACTGTCGCCGTCGCCAGCCAGATGGCCCAGTTTCGGCGCCGCACCTGTCACGGGTGTACTTCCGTCAATGGTCCAACGCAAGCCACCAGAGGCAACCTCAAACGTGATGAATGCGGACTTGGCCATGATCAGCGATCCGGCATTGGTGCCGGTCTGCTTGATGTACTTGGTACTGTCGAGTGTAACGACACCACCTGTCGTGACTGTGACCGGACCCTCGAAGCCGATGACCGGCCGGGGAGAGAACGAAATGAGTGTAGGCATGAGGAATCCTCAGAGACGACCGTGTGATGCTGGACCGTTGCCGTAGCCGATCTGCTGAATCTGCGCGACCTGCTTCCAGTAGTCCGCTGCAATGGCCTCGATCAGATTGCCCGACCGCTTGTTGATGTTGTTGATGACCCGCTTGTTCTCTTCGTCCATCTCCTTGGCCCACGCATCGCCCCGCTTGGGAGCCGTACGCTCAAGGTAGGTGAGCAGTCGCTCACCCAAGGGGAAGTAGCCGGTAAACCACATCTGGCGGTCATAGAGATCCGGACGTGACGCGCAGTGGTCACAACGTACTTCGGCAATGTCCAGAATCGGCAACTCGATCAGGCTGCGACACTCGGGACACCGCATGGTCTTGGACGGTGAGAACTGCAGAACCAGTGCATAGCCGTCACGAGCACGAATCGCCAGATCGGGATCGCCCCCTTCAACGGGGACTTCTGTTGCACGCGCCACCTGCTGTTCCACATTCCATGTGTGTGTGGCGTCAGACCAACGGAGGCGGTACCGGCGTCCATTGCCGGTACCGCACCGTGTGTTCAGTTCCTGCTCGAAATAGTCAGCAGTCATTACGTGGTGAACGTGACCGCCGCTGTCACCGACACGACAACCGTGGCATACCACGCGACGCCGTCGGAAGACAGTTCGACGCGATCACCCTTGATCGCCTGACTCTGGATCAGGTTGATGTTGTCCTCGACCGTGCCGAGAGCGCCAGCAACGCCCGCTGCGTTGACCGAAATCGCCTCAATGGCGTTGGCATCCGCCGACGTGATGACGTAGTTACCACCAGTCGGATTGGTGGACACAACGAATGTCAGCCGCCCACCGAGTGTGACCGGGGGCAACGTGACGGTGAAACCACCAGCGGCACCGAGGAAATACGTACCTCCGAAATCCGCCGTGGTCAACGTGGTCGCGGCTGTCAGAATCTTGCCGTATCCGCAGTAGCCGATCTTGCGAGCCGTTCCTTCCGGATTGACTGCCAGACGGTTATCGTCGGAATCGACGCCAATGCCCGCATGGGAACCCGTGCGTTCAGCCGCTGCACCAGAACTTCTGTTGATGTACTTGTTTGCCATGGAAAATCACCTCACCCCGCTCAATGACGGCGGCACAGCATCCGTCAGATAGGCGGGGTAGGGTGGAGAGAAACCCTACTGTGCTAGGGGTGAAGCGTTTACGCTTCGCTGATGTCGCGCAGGATCGCGTTTCCGTTGCGAATCTTGCACGCAAGGTTGCCGTAGAACACGAGGAACGCCTGATAGGCATCCATGTACGTGTTCGTGCCCGGCTTCTTCTGCCACATGGCACCGTCCTCGAAGTCGGCCCAGACCAGCCCGTTGGAACTGGTGAGGACGTCCATCGTCTTCGGCGCGATGTAGTAGAGGACGTTGTGTCGGCACTGCGGATCGACGATGAGCGGCCGTCCGTTGAAGTCCACCGAGGTCTGGCCACCCTTGAGCGTCGTGGTGTTGACGTGACGCTGGTCGGCGATCAGAAGGGCGATGAACTTGTCCTTGACCGGACCGTTACACATCAGGAACTTGATGTCGGCGTCGGTGACCGAAGATCGGATGGCGATCTGGGTCAGCGGCTTCTGCATGAGTTCCAGTGTGAGGTCCCGAAGGGTGCCCGCACCCAGCGGATTGTCGAACGCCTGCGCCTTCCAGTACGGATAGGTCGCGACGTCGAGTCCGTGGAGGCCCGAACCCAGAAGCGGAGGATCGACGTCACTGATGACGCCGCGAATCCCCATCATCTGGTAGCCCTTGGTGCCGGACAGGACCACCGGGTCGTTGTCCTGAACACCCGTGATGGCGCCACCGGTCCACGACACCGCATAGTTCGTTGCGGCCTCGGCCCCGAGGGTCAGCGTACGCGTGCCCAGACTGGCATAGCTCGAAGAGGCGTCGAGTACGTCAACTGACGTAGCGCCTGTTTCGAGATGGACGAACGCATTGCCCTGACCGTCATCGACGGTCGCCGGGGTCGCGTCATCCGTGCCAAACCAGTAGGCCAGCGCATCGACACCGTCGCTATGCAGCTGACGGTTGATGGAGCGGATGGTGTCGTCCCGTCCGCCATCGACTTCCAGACGCATCGCGGAAACGAACGCACCCTTGCCGGGACCCGTCGCTGCCTTGATGATGCGGCCAGACAGTTCGATGCTGGTCGTGATCTGGGTGTCCGGGACCACGATGTTCGTGGTTCCCTGATTGTCCGCCGTCGCGAACGATCCACCCTCGGCGATACCGATGCCCGCGTTGCGGTTACGGCTCGTCCGGATGGCGTAGGTGTAGTTCTTACCCGAGGCGTCCAGCATGGCCGGACGGGCCAGCTTGTCGTAGAGGACGCTCTGGGCATTCAGCTGATCATTCAGTTCGTTCGAAACGTAGAAGACCTTCGTGATCGCTGAAAGGGTTGTGGTTGTTGCAGCCATGTGTATGACTCCCCCGGACACATGGTGCCCGGTGTGTTAGAGAGATTCGAGTTGCGTGACGAACTCCATCATGGCCTTCTCCTTCTCCCATTCAGTCTCGAACTTCTGGGGCTTGGGAAGGACGGGAGCACCACCACGCGGCTCAGTGCCATCTGCAGCTTTGTTCTTGGCCGCCACAGCCTGCTTCCGCTGTTCCTCAATCGATGCTTGCAGTCGCTCAGCCATCTCTTCGATGATCTTCTGCGTGTACTGCTTGGCTTCGTTGAGATCAGTGGGCCGCAAGTTGAAGACACGATGGAACACGGCTTCCTCGATGCCCTCCAATGCCGCCAGTTCCGGATGCTGTTTGATCAGGCCGGTTCCGAAGGTGACAAGGTCTTCGTGGAGGCGTTCCTGTGTCTGTGCGCGGGTCAGATTCTGTCCGAAACTCTGGAGCTTGCCTTCGACCGACTGGTCGAATCGCTGCTGCAAGCTCTGCTGGAAACGAATCAGATCCTGCATTGTGACTGGACGGTTCGGGTCCATGGGCGGACCGGCCTGCCTCGCCGCTGCTGCTTTGAGGGCTTCAAGGGCCTGCGGATTCCGGATGACCTGCGCCAGCTGTCGCATGCGTCCTTCGAGCGCCTGCCGCTGTGCAAGGATTTCCTCACGCTCAGCATCGAATCTTCGACGCTGTTCCGCGAGATCCTGTGTCTTCCGGGTGTAATCCTTGTTCATGAGGCGTTCCTTGAACACCTCAGCCCACGACTTCTGAACCACCTCATCACCGTCCTTGAAGGACAGCAGGGTGTCATCTTGTACTTCCACGGGAACAGGTCCACTCGGTGGAGTCGCCTCCGGGGTGGCCGACGGGGTCGGCTCCGATGGCGTCTCAACAGCATCAAGCTGCGCAAGAGCGGCTTGCTGTTCGGCCGTATAGTTTTCAGACATGATAGTGGTCTTTCATGCACTCGCCCCAGCTACCGTGCCCACTCGCTTACGCGACTGGGGGCTGGCCGGGCGGTGGTGCGGGTTCCGGCGACGGTGGTGTCACCGGCTCAGCGGGTCCGGTCGGACCCGGAGTTGGCCCCGCTTGCATCTGCGGGGGGAGAGACGGAGTTGCCAGAGGCAATTGCTCCATCTGAAGCTGGACACGCAAGGCCATGGCCATTCCGGGATTGACCCAGTCGAGGTGACCAATGGCGTGAGCGTGGGCGACCTTCTGCGACTGTGCATCAAGGCGTGCGAAGGCCGGGGACTTCATGAATGCGGTATGCCGATCAAGGTGAATGACATGATCTTCATACCACTG